GATAAAACTCATAACTCAATGTCGAGCTTGAACCTCTTACAGCTCCTAAATGAGCGAGCAATGTCGCATCGAATAGCGCTGTCACGCTGAGAGAACCATCAGCCAAAGTCAAAATGTACTCTTTGGAAGTGTCCCCATAAGCGGTTGTTTCTGCTGTGTCGTCACCGAAGTCAACTGACACGTCTGTGATGTACGAACTCAAGTCGGTTATCGAGCCACCGCTGTTATCCAACTTGAATACGCTGTTTTTACCAGCTACGAAAGCCATATTTTTTCTCCTAAATGATAGGTGGGCTGTTAAATGTCCCTCGTTTCAGACGGTTGCCTGATCGAATTAGAGTCGAGCGAGCCCGACTGCGAAATTGAATGAAGGTGATGTGCCTCCGATAGTTGCAACAACTTTCAGATATCTGTTGATTGTTGTCCCTGATGCGACTGTTTTACGTTCTGAAGTAGTGCCAGTCGCCTGAGTGTATGTGATGAGTGTCGAATAGCTCACATTGTCAGCTGAATGTTGAATCACAACATCCAAGGTCGGGGAAGTTCCCGAAGCTGTAACAACACAGAGGTTCGCTACCGCTCCAGTACTCGATGAAGCTGAATTGTCCACCACAGTTCCCGTTGCTGTTGCTGTTTTTGCTGTACCAGGATCAAAAAGGCTCACTCCTTGACCATGATCGCCGGTTGTTTCCAGGTTTAATGCGAAACTAACCGCTCCAGCTACTGACGAATTATTTGTCCAGGACGTTTCTGTAACCTGGGCAACCCATACTTTCTTGTCAGCTGTGAAGCCCTCCAGGGCGACTATTGCTGGAACTCCGTCAGAATCTCCACGTATTGCGTACAAATCCTGCCATTGACTGTTTGCGGAGCTAGCACTCGCGCTGTCTATCAGACCATTACAGACCAGGGTTCCTGAATTTAGTCCTGGTATATAGTTCTTGCTTGTATCTGCCAGGGTAGTTGTCTCGATGACATCAACATTGCTGGAAGAATCCACGCTGGTGAGATCACCCGACCATTCTCTGTCGCCGATTGTGATTCGGCTGTTGTGTGTTGGGACAAATGCCATACTTATTCCTTCTTCTTAGTGCCAACAGGCTCGATGGCTTCGTTGGCTGTGAGACCTTTTACCTGGGCAGCTGTTAAATCGCTGACTGTTTCGCCAGCTTTGAGTTTTTTAATTGCTTTTTGGTTTTTATCGACTATTTCTGAGTCAACAAGAATTTTGTATTTCGTCATGGCTGTGCCACTACCTCCACTCTGACTGTTGCGACTGCGTATGTTACTCCTGCGAAATCCATGCTCGATAATGATGAGCTGACGTTGCGTACAGCTGCATAGCTGGCGACTCCTCCGAGAGTTTGGTCGCCTTCCACAGCTGCTTTGATCGAAGTTGAGCCTGTTGGCTGCAAATAGGAATCGATCTGTTCCTGGAATGACCTGTCTACCTGGCGACCTAGTATCACCAGGACCTCGAAATCGTAATTCGTTCCGTCTCCCATTACCAGGTCATAATCCGCTGTATATGAGGCCACTATTAAAGCTGGAGCGATAGGAACATCAGGCTCGTATGCGTAGCAATGAGCGCCTGATATCGTGTCCAATCTTGTCGCCAAACCGCTCCTCAGCTGACTTATAGTCGCCACTTCAGAATCTCCTTACGCCTGGAAGCCAAAGTTGGCTTCTTAGACGGTTCTCCTGGTGTTCTGTTTGCTTCTCCAGCTGCTCCAGGTGTGTTTGTCTCTTTGCAGCTGCAAGAGCCTTCACAGCGGCAGTACATTAGGCCACCCATATCATTGGTCTGCGAAAAGCATCCAGGAGAAGTCTGACATCGACATCGAGCCCTTTTCTGAGCGACATCATGCCTGCATCTTGTCCTTCAACTATTCCGAAAGGAGCTGCTCGTCTAACAAACAACCTGGCTGTCTGAATCAAACAAGCCTGGTTGACTGCATCAGGTACAGCTGACCAGCCAAACGTCCCAACAATCTTGATCGCTGCGTCTGTTACTGGAAAAGCGTCATTGATCGCGAACAGCTGCCAATAAGGTGGAGCGCCACTTTCGAGAGCATTATTGACTGGCCTCAATCTGTAACGATTAGAAGAACCCGTGGTCGCCCAGGTCACGTCATACGTGCCGTCATTGCTGTCATCAACAGTCACAGAAGTGACTGACTGAATCGGATCGGTATACACATGGATTCCGTCTTGCGATGTGAAATACCTGGTCTGCGATCCTGCATCATAGAAAAACTGTCCCGTATATTTGTCGATCTCCCTGGATACTGCTTCAACAACCTTCTCAATCGGAGTGTCTTCATCAGTATCACTAGAAGCGAGCCCTAGTTGATCTCTAGCTTCTGCAAGTGTGCAGTAGCCGTTTGTGATTGCCATTTACTTTTTCGCTGGTGCTTTCTTAGGAGCTGCGACCTTTTCAGCGAAACCATTTGAGATGAGACTGTCAGCTTCCTGTTTTGGAACATCGATGGTCTCACCTGGAGCTGGCCAATCTTCGCCGTTCCTGGTACCGCTTAATTTGATTAACATTTTAACTTTAGGCATTTTTTTCCTTCCGATTTTTAGTAAGGGGAGAGGACTTTCGCCCTCTCCCCTGGGGTTTATTGATTAGCTTGCGCCTCCGACGAAGTGCTTGACTGCACCTGACTGGTCAACAAGATCAGAGTCTTGTCTAACCATTGACCTGAAGGTGATCAGATCGGTGTTAAATGCAAAGTCGTCACTTCTATCGAAACGGAAATCTCCGTGACGGATGTAATACCTGGACAAATCTCCAAATATTACTGACTTAGCTGAAGTAGCTGTTGCTACTACATCAGGATTGCTCCAAATTGGGTATCCGAGCAACATGTCCGATGTACGAGCTGTCATGCCTGGCTGGAACAAGAACTCTCCTGCACCGTCAGCTGCTGAAACTGCGTCTGCACGTAGTTTTCTAACAGCTCCGATTGAAGCATCTCTCATCATCCATCCAGCTGTGGCTCCTCGGTATGAGTAGTCCACGCTGTAGAAAAGGTCAATCAAGTTCGCAGCTGTGAAAGCTCCTGAAACTCCGGTGCCGCCTGTAACTCCAGCAGTTGAAGCTGTGACGATTCCGTTGTTCTGTGATGAACCTGTACCTACTGTCGCGAGTGAATTGAGCTTGCGTCCCAGGGCGCGGCCTGAGTTACCTGCAAGTAATCCAATAAGGTCAATCGAGGAATCTGCAAGAAGCTCATGCGTCACCTGAGTGATGTAAGCCAACTTGTAGCTGTCCAAAGTGATGAACGCTCCGAATGTCGGATCGCTTTCACCGATTGTTCCTGCTTCGCTGACAAGACTTGCTGAAGAATCCGCAGTCATCCTGGGAATCTGCAAGTCTGCTTGTGAATTACTAAAGAGGATCGTAGAAGTCTCCAACATCGGTCCAACAGCAACCATCGCTTCAATCACACGATTGAAAAAGTTGGTTGGTACTGGAGCGCCAGTTGAGCCTGTGCTTAAGTCGCGATGTTCTCTCGCTACGTGATCTCTCTTTGCAACAAATTCGCGTGTCTCACCTGAAAGGAAAGCTCTGAACTGAGCCTCCTCTGTATCAGGAACGCCAATTTCTTCCGCTGCGCGAGCTTCAACTGGTGTGATTAGAGCTTCATATTCTGAACGCTCCTCCTCAATCTTTTTTGCCCGATCTAGTGCGTCGAGCTTAGAGCGAATTTCCTCATCCAAAGAATCCATCTCAGCGTTAGTGCGCTGAAATAGTTGTTCTTCTTCAGCAGTTAATTCTCTCTTTTCCTCTCCGGCTCTATCAAGAACTTCGGTCATGGCGTGATATGCCTTGAGCCTTTTCTCGTTTAGTCCTTCAAGGTAAGAAGTAGACTTTTCAGTCATTTAACTGTCTCCTTGTTTCTGTTTGATTGTTGACACAGCTGTGGCTCCACATGCTGTTCTGTCCCTCAGTTCTGCGAGGCTCCTCGCAGACAGACTTTTATAAGCGAGCTTTCAATTCCAGCTGCATCCGAGCAATAGACGCTGGGATTACAGCTGGTGACTCGCCGGTTCGTAGCTCTTTCGCTACTTTTATTAACTGCTCGACTTCCTGGAAGCTGAGAGGTTCATTGTTTGCGAATCTCTCCATCAGGGAAGTCCAGCTGTTGCGATCTTCTATACATTCAGGGCAATCCAGGGCTCTCACAGCTGCACTCGTAGCTGGATAAGCCGGATTCCCTACCGTTGACACCTCATGGAGTCGAACTTCATTGAGCTGACGCTCATTGCCGTCATCACTCCAGGTGTCTCCTCCAGGTGGAACCGAGAAACCGAAACTCATGTGTCCCAGGTCGCCTCGTTTTACCAGCTCCGCGACATCATTGCCCCAGCTGGTGTCAGGAAGGTCAGCCTGGACTCTTAAACCGTGTTCATCTTCTTCCAGGCGTAAAGTTTTCGCCCTGGTTGTTGCCAGGATCAGCTCAGGATTGTGAGCGTGTAAAAGCATGACATTATTCCTGGAGCGGAGCGTCTTGTCAAAAGCGCCCCGATTGATTGTCTCTGTGAAAGGCAGCTGCAAGCTGGGAGAGTTCCATACCGCTGCATAACCCGAAAAGCTCTTGCCATCTTCGTCTGCTTCAATAGGAGCTGTTCTTATTTCAACTTTGGTTGGCTCCGCACGATCCATTTCTTCCTCCGATTCAGACGCATAGAGAGCGGCGACTTGTTGCTCGGCGGCATATTGGGATTCATGGCATCCGACCACTTTGTCCGGTTCGCTGTCTTTAATTACTGCGTATCCTTCACAATCTTCGTGTTCAGTCACTACTGACCAGGGCATCTTGTTCCTCCGTTGTCTCAATTCCCTCCTGCATTTCTCTTATGTAAGCCTCAAGCGGATCATCAGGGTCCAACATTGCGAGCGGCTGCAAAGCAGATGGTGGAATACCTGTGTGTTCAATATCAAGTCCCGCAATAGCAGCTGCTTGTTCAGGTTCATAACCTGCACCTACCAGCTGCGAAGCTATACCCACGCGAGATTTCAAAACAGCCAGGGAAGCAGCTTCTTGCTCTCCCATATTCAAAGGCATCCTGAACTTGTCAGCGGCTTCGTTCTCAACTGGTCTCATATCTT